TTAGATAATAATTGAGAGCCAAAAGACATATTCAAAAAAATATGCAAAACCATATTTTGCTAAAATCATTTGAACCAGATTGAAAACAGAGATATTCATAATAAAATCGATGGTTGTAATAATTTTGATAGGTATTTTGATATGTCTCATAAATTTATCCAGTAAATATTGAAAAATAGTATCGTGTATGTAATCGACTAAATTAGAGAATCCTTCGAGTAACCCAATCACAGATAGATGAACTCACAACAGTCCATAATCCACGCTTTTTAATTCGGCCGTTTTCATGGAGGTATGTAATGTTAGAAGTAAGGCCTTTTATGTCGGTGGGTGACATATTATTGAATAGACGATTATACACCTGAAAAACGATATCAGACTTATCGATTTTTACTTTCTGTTTTTTGTTATCGATTCCGTGCTCTATCATACAACATACTAAAGTTAGGAGTTCAAGATTGTGTTTATAGTCCGCGATATTTGGTATATCAGAGACTTTCTGAATGATTTTTACAACCAGATTTTGGACTTTCTGGTCTTTTGCAAGTCCGTTCTTGGGATTTATGTAACAAAAGTTTGAGGACATTTATATAGTTAAGAGAGAATATTATCCCAGTCTCGTCCAAGAAATATTAGTTCGTAGTTCTGTATTTGTCCCTGCAGATACTTGAGACCTTGCGTTTACATATATGATTAATGATGCTGTAGCATTTATAACACCTGATAGACAACCTTTTTGTCTATTTCCTGATGCTCCCGCGGCATCATTTATTTCCTCGTAATAGTCCAATCCGTATGCTGCTGGAGTTGTCCCGGCAGATGTAGTAGATAAAACTAATAATTTAGACTCAACTGTGTTACTTGTATTTGTATTCCATTCGTAACCACAAATTACTAACCAAACCCCCTTTGCTGGTAGGGTAAAATTACTCCTTTCGGTAAGAGTATTACTCATAGGGTCAGTTAGTGTTGTTGCACTATTATTATAACCAATTTGAGATGTAGATGATGGCGGGTAAGTATCTTGTAGAATTTTCACATCTCCATTAAAATTTGCTACATCATTAAAAGTTGATATACCTGTAACAGTTAGTTTTTGTTGGCAGGCAGTATCAAACATAAAATATATTAGTGCTGGAGCGATTTGCATCGCTAACGTAGAATCCATATAAAAATAAATATTAGTTGAAGGAGCATATGTTCCAATATTAATATCACCATTAGTAGAAATACCGATATCAGATGCTGCTTGAATACCAATACTACCAGTTTCTGCCGTATAAGCGATGGAGCCATTTGCTATATTTTCTAAATTTCCCGCTGTTGAAATTAGAGATACTGTGCTTGGACTTGTAATTACAATATCATTAGTAGCACTAAATTCGGTTTGATTTGGATTTGTCAGGGTAGTTGAGACGAATGGCGTAAAATCTACTCCAGAAAATCCCTGTGATGCTGGGATAGATGCATCATGGGTTGTTGTGAATGCATATGTTGCTATACTTGCTCCTGTATACATATATTTGAGTTCACTAACTGGTAATCCACCCAAACTATGAGTCCCTGTTAGGGTTAATCCAATACTGTATGTATCAGTAGATACATTTGCTTGGTCTAACAATACATCAAAATAAATGTTTCCAATATACGCCCAAAAAGCCCATTTAGATGAAACAGTAGGATTCCAAGTTCTTGTAGTAACTCCATCTAATGTTGGTGTTGAACTTGATGTGCCAGAATATACTGCCCCGTTTTTCAAAATGTATGCTGTTGCACCGGTATATGTTAGAGTAACAGTTGATGAATTATCCACGCTGTTATATCCAAAAATATTTACTGGGATTGAAATTTGAACCGATGTAGTTGTATTCAAAGAGGTTACTGATAATGTCACTGGGTAGGCGATTGAACCTGATGCTGCCGAAACGGCATTAGTGCTGATAGACATAGTATGATTGTTTTGAAAAAGAGTTCCTGTTTCAGTATTATCACTATTTGCGAATGTAATTTTTTGAAACGCATTTACAGCTCCTGTAAAAGTATTGGATAATGGTAATATTGATGCTCCAATTGAGTCTACATATGTTTTGTTACAGAGATGATTTGCGGTTGTTGGCACTACACTGCAAGATGGTATTTGTGAAAATGTTGTAATAGCATTATGGGTTGCCGTTTGTGTTGTTGATGCGGTAGAACCGATTGTAATAGGGGCGTTTCCTGTTACTACAGTGCCTATATTAATCGCACTTGTGACGGTGGTCTGGGTTGAACCGATATTGATAGCTGTTGCAGATGATGCCCCTCCGCCGATGGTAATTGCCCCCGATGTCATATTTGCTCCTAATCTGGAAAATGCTGTCCCTGATAAATTCAGTGTTCCACAATTGAGGGTAGTTGTTCCACCTCCTGTTGAACCGATGGTTATTACTGTGCCTGTAGTAGAACCAGTGCCGATATTAATCGCGGCAGTTCGTCCTGTTGCTGTTCCAATACTCAAAAGTCCGCTTGTTTGCCCTGTAGCTATATCCATAGCATATGCTGCTCCGCAAGAAAGGGTAGTTATTCCAGTTCCAGAAAAAGTAAAACTACCACCTCTAAATAATAGATTACCTGAATTTGATGTTGAACCCCAATTTAATGCTGCATTAGTTGATATACCGCCTGTTGCGAAATTTATATCACCTGTTGTTAATAGAGTTCCTATATTTATGTCACTGGTTGCTACACTTGATTGAATTGAATTTGTAACTGTATTTCCACTAATATAAGTATTAGCATTTGAAAAGGTTTTTTGACCTGTAATAGTTTGTGTTCCAGCAAGTGTAACATAAGAACCTATTGCATGTGATGTAACCCAAGCGGTAGTAGCTATGTTCGTATCGTTTGATAATGCACTGACAGTTGGTGCAGTGCCTGATGAATTTATTTGAATAGTATCGCATATAATATTAGTTGTAGTTGATGAATCCGCATCAATATTGTTGAGTCCGTCAAGAGTAGGTTCGAATCCGTAATTTGTCGACATTATATATAATAGAAATATTATTTTATATAAATATTAGTTAATAAGAAAGAAAACCTACGGTTTTCCTTGAACCTTTCCCTTTTGAGTATGGGATTCAAAGGGAACGACGAGTTCCCTTTTTAGAGCTCTTGAAAAGAGAGACAGCACATATATTTTGTGGCGTTATTAATAGTAGCACCGTCTGCATTATTAAATGTGCCAGAACCGGCTTGAAGGAGATTGATATTTATGTTAGTAACATCTCTAATATTTTCAATAAAAACAGGGTCGTTATCTGTTGGTCTTGAATTGAAATAACACGGGACGTCGGATACACCGGCAGTAACAGTCCAAACTGACGTTCCATCGGTGGAAACACGAACAATACCGGCAGGAGTTCGTTGGCCGGCGTATCTATACATACTTGATGTGCCTTTTCCTAAATCTATATGGACGGTGTAAACATTGGTAGTGGTAACAGTTCCAATAGCAAAAGTCGACGCTTTTGAAATAAACTCAAAAGTCATAGCATAAGATGAGTTTAGTCTCCACGGTTCTCTAACACATTGTTTCAAATCAACAGGAAAATTTGCATCAAATTGTTTTCCAGAATATGAGGAAGTATTGTTTGAGTCGAGCCAAACCTTGAATGATTTTTTAATTGGATTTGCTACTATTCTAACTTTATCTGAGTGGCTAACATCTTCGTATGGATTACTTGCAAACTGGTTCATTTCTATATAATAGAGAAATAAAAAAAAGTATGGGGTTTAAGGGGAGCGACAGCTCCCTTTACGCGAATGAAGGTGAAGATTGAATAATTCCTACCTGTGGTTTGGAGGCTTCGATAGCATTTCTAACAATAGGACTGATTCCACTTACTATTTTATCGGCATTTCCTTTTGCTTTTATAACGGCTTTTCTACCTGCAAGGGTGGCAGCACCGCCGATTTTACTAAGTGCTCCGGCGGCTAAAATAGGAGCAGCGAGTTCTGGTGCTACAAGTGCAGCGACTGGTGCGGCAGACATTGCGATATCTCCAACAGTATTGAGAGTATTGCCGAATTTTCTAAATCCAACATCAGCCATACCTCCCTTTTTGAAAAATGATTTCGTTCCAGATGAAACTTTTTTGAAAAATTGTCCGATTCCCATTTGTATTATACATTAAGCCTCTACAATAATTTCGTCAAAATTGAGAAAGATTCTCTGTGTGGCGTGATTAATATAAATAAATTCGTGTGGTTTTTTGAAACTGATGTCTACAATCTTTCTAAATACATCGGCGTCTATATCTACCTCTTCATTGAATATATTTTGCATCTCTGTTTTATTGATTTTGAAAATAAACAAATCGGTTAAACCAGAGCGAACCTGACGGGGGATTGAATTGAAGGTCTGACATGCCAGCCATATACTAAGACAATTATGGCGACGATTATTTACCATTGATAATAATAGTTTTTGGCATTCGCCTTTCAGAGATTTCTGCACGTCGTCTAAAACAATCAAAGTTTTGAATCCCTGTGTAGCGTTTTCTTGTGCGATTTCGTTTGCTTGTTGGAGCGTCTCTTCGTTTAGTTCGTCGAATATTTGGTCTTCTGGTAATACACTCCAGAAATCGTCCTTGATACTGGCTCTACTGTTTGCGGGACAAAAGAGAATGATGGTGTGAAATACCCCCTTAAACATTGATTTGGTTTGCAAGAGAGAAATAAGCAGGGTTGATTTACCTGAACCGGCTTTTCCTAAAAAAAGCGTAAAATTATGCCGGTTCATTAGTTTTGTAACTCCGTAATCGTTCAACTTAATATGCAGTTCGCCGTCTACAGTAAATTTTGGTTTTTTCAGAATTGGTGCATCATTATGTTTGAGAGAGATAGACATTATATAGAATCCTTAGATTTTAACATTTCTCTAAATGCTTGGGCTTTGCTTTCGTTATTTTGGAGATTATTCTCTATTTTTGTTCGTTTTAATAATATACCTGTCGGTTTTGTAGTTTTTTTAAAAAAAGATTGAAGCTTAGTCGAATCTTGCTTTGCCATTTTTTGAGTCTGATAATATTGTTTGTTGTATTCTCTGTGGTATTGTTTTTTCTCTTCTTCCATAATATAAAATAGAGAAAGATTATTATTAAACTGAATTGTCAGTATAATAAAAATAGGTTAAGATTAAACCATATCACGAAATTGGTAAATTAACGGGCGTTTTTGATAAATAAAATTAATTTTATTGTTTATCCCATAAAAAATACCATAGTTTTTATTGTTTATGAGATAAAATTGTTAGTTAAACCCTTTTTTTTTGGTTCTCTGATAACCTTTTTTTATGAGATTGTAAATGTTTGTTTAAACAGAGACGGCTTCGCCGTCTTATATAAAAGCTTGCACCGATTTTGAGCCGACATCAATCGCAAGGACGACATCGGATAATCCCCACGATTGAGCGGTAATAGAACTGGTAGAAGCCACACCTAAAAACAAGTTCAAGAAAGGAGGACTGGAGCGGGTATTTATACCAGAGAACAGAATACTTGAAACCTTCTCCAAGTCATAACCGTAGTATGCGGAGTTGGGATATTTGGTAATGATAGTAGAAGCGTTATCAGAGCCAGTTGGTGCACCACGAAGTCCTGCAGCTGGGACAACAAGGAAACTATCAGAACCAGTAGGGACTGAAGGAATACAAGCATTATAACTATCACGAGTTACAACCGTGCCTAAACTCTTGGCGATACCACCTCCCAAAGCTTGAATTAGGTAAGGATACCCTTCAGCCGGTCTTGCAGAATCGTTAATAGGTCTATTGGGGTAGAAATTTCCGCCAACCTGTAACTGTCTTGTGGTTAAGGCAGGATTAATAGCATCGTATGCACCATTGGGGCAAACAGCTCCTTGTGCGATACCAAACTGGTGTAAAATCGAACGGACGGAAGAATTTCTAATCTGGAGCAAGAGCTGTTGAGCTCCCGAACTTCCAGAAGGGATAGTAACAGAACTATTTGTATAAGTAGATGATTTGATAAACCATTTTCCGTCTTGGAGAGTTTGGCGTAACATTTGAGCGGCTTGGTCTCCTACGTCGACGTATTTCATGTTAAGTTGAAATTCTGACAGTGTAAATGCAGTGAAGACGGGTTGAGTAGCGACGGCCGTGCAGTAAGAAGCTAACGGAACTAAATTTGCAGTTGTCATAATTAGCTGCATATTGTTTACAGAGCCAATTGGGAACATTTTATCGGTGTTGACACCTATCACCGAAATCAAAGGAATACAGAAATTATATCTATATGAAGTTGTGCCGGTATGGGCTAATTCGATACCAGAATAAGAATTCGTATCAGCTCCCATCGCTACGGAAATACCACCTAAACGTTCACTCTGATTTACAGTGTTAGCCAATAGGAAATTTTGAAGTAAACCATACTGATTAATGGTCTCAATAGGAGTGTTATTAGAATAGAGAGTCAAAGCATCAAACCAAGATGCACCAGAACCAACCAAGTTCATAGAACCGGCGGTAGTTGAAGAAGCAGTAGTAGTAGAATAGGTAAGCGTAAATGATAGAGTAGTATTCATAGTATCCATAAAAACCGAATCGGACATACCGGAAGGGATAGTAAATGAAACGTTTTGGGCGGTATAGTTACCAAAAGAACCGGTGCTGTTTGCAACGAAAGAAGTGGCAGCGGGAGTGGGTCCGGTTACGGTGGTTATCCCATCCGGAGCGACGTTTACACTGTATGAACGGGCACTGTCACTCATCGAAGGAGGAAGTGAGTAATTGAGAGAACTTGGAAGTCCCATAGCAGAAGTAGGAAAAGACATTGTTTATATTATTACTAAATAAAATAAACCAAAAATTTCAAACTTAAAAGAAAACCTACGGTTTTCCTTGAACCTTTCCCTTTTAGTATGGGATTCAAAGGGAACGACGAGTTCCCTTTATCCACCCCTTATGTTTTGAAAACTCATATTTCTCTGTTGTTCTAAATAATCTATATCGATTTGAATCGTCATATACCAGTTTACACCGTTGAAGTTGATAAATCGATTATAATCATCTGTAACCGATATAACGAATGCTGTTATGGTTCGGTCTTGAATTAGAAACTTATTCTGTGTCTGATTTACATAATTAATTATTGAGTTCTGTCCTGCATTGTTTTGCAGTGGTAGAAATATATCACTTGAACCGTCGGCTGTTGAATAACAACCAAAATTGAAGAAATTACTCCTAAAATTGATTCTCTGTAGGGGTATGAAATTTATAACATTCGGAGGTGTAATAATAGAAGATGCGCTTACTAAATCAGTTGTTCCTAAACCCATAATACTATTTACGGTTGATGCGTTTGAACTGGCATTTATAGTGAATTCATTAAGAAAAATTTCTTGAATTGTTAATTTTGTTGTGGCCGAATTATAGGTTAATGAAAATTGTGGCAGAATACTTACAAACATTGTAATAAAAGTATTTACATTATAGTTACCTTTTGTTAGCGTGTATGTAGTGCCATCTATAACAATTTGATTGTTTGTGTAGTTTACAATGTAGAATGAATTGGCTACCTCACAATGAACTACGCTTAAATATGCATTTTGAATATGGTCCATGTGAAATGTTAAGTCTGGTAACGTTATTTGAACTTGGCTATTAAATGCTCCATTCATACAGCCATTTGCAGAGCTAATATTAAATAATCTGGATTTTGTTCTTATCATCTATATAATAAGGGGATTATCTTTTTAGAGATTCTGTAATTTCCCCTTCTTCTACAATCTCCATCTCTATATTTGTTACTACAATAGAGGTTGGTTCTTCCAGGGGAACGACGAGTTCCCCTTGTTGTCCCATCGGCACCATAAATTGAATCATTGATTGTATTTCTCTATTTTCTTCCAAAAGTTCATTTAATAAATCACTTGAAAGCTCTGATTTTTTCTGATTCGCGCATGCTGTTATGATAGCCATATTTTCAGGTAATCCGATTTTTACTAACGACCTGATTTCATTTTTGATAGATTTATCTTGCTCCATTTATAAATTGTATTTAGACATTTTTTTGAAAAAATCAAATTTTAATAAATGTCTAATTTATAGATGTCAGAGAAGCAAACCAAAAAAAAACTCAAGGTAAATGTTGATGGCCTTGTAAATGAAATGCCTAAAGTCATTGATGAACCTGTAAAAATTGAAATCGCTGAACCCGTGGCTTTAGTAAAACCGAAACGAGTCGCTACTGGTGCCACAATAGAGGCTCTTGCAAAAGGTAGAGCAAAATTACAGGATTCTTGGGTTGAAAAACGTCGTGTCAAGGAAGAATTACAAGAAAAATGTGTTATGAAAAAAATGGCTCTGAAAGAGCGTCAAAAACAAGAACTTTATAAAGCTTATGGTCTTGAAAGCGATGATGATGTCGATGATGTCGATGACGATTATAAAAAAAGTGACGAAAGAGATAGAATCGCGTATGCAGAACAATGCAAACAGATAGCACTTAAGAAAGAGATACTCAAAAAACAGAAATTAGAACCTAAGAAGGAGGTCGCTCCTCTACCAAAGCAGAAAAAGGAGAAAAAAATCAAATATGTAGAACAATCAGAATCAGAATCGGAAGAAGAGATTATTTATGTTAAGAAAGCCAAACCAAAATACCAAGAAGCTTTACCGGTATTACCCAAAATTATGTTCTGTTAAAAGGGGATATATCCCCTTGAACCCCTTTTCTTTTCTATGTTATATGTATAATGCCTATTAAGAAACCAAAGAGTATGGAGTCTAAGGAAAAAAAGAGGAAACTCCGCCAGAAACAAAAACAGAAACAAATTGTAAAAACGAATGTTAAGGTGTCAGTCCAATCAGCCGGTGGAAGCGGAGGCGGCGGTGCATCTGCTATCCCAACACAATTTAGAGATATACAAGGAGAAGACCAGAGAACCAGAAATATTGTTAATGAAGCCATTGGTAAATTACAGCTAACACGTGCACCTGTAAATATCCCACCTATAAATATCCCACCTATAAATATCCCACCTACGCCTGTTAATATTTTCAACCCTACAGATAATAGTAATATGCCATTGTTAGAACAAATCATTACAGATGATGAAAGGCAAACCAGAGAAGAAGAAAGGCAAGCGAATTTAGCACGTAGAAGAGAGCTTGCAAGACTTAGAAAAGAAAAGAAAGAAGCCGAACTAATAGCACAGGGACAACAAATGGGACTCCCAGAAGCTTTCGCCGAAGCAGAAGAACCATCACTTTTAGAACAAGCATACAAAGGAAAGTGAACTCGTCGTTCCCTTTGAATCCCATACTTAAAAAGGGGTTCAAGGGGATAATTATCCCCTTTTATACTATACAATGGATATTATAAAACCAAACGACATTGAATGCAGAGAACCAATCATTATAGAAAGAGAGCTATCCCCAAAAACAGTTGTCCCGCTTTTAGACGAAGTCGCTATGAACCGCGTTAGAGGGGTTATTGAGTCCTTGGCTGTAGGGGCCATTTTTACTATTCTTGGATTACTTATTTGGACTGTTTCATAAAATCCTATTATTGTTTTTTTTATTTGCGATTTTTTTGTAAAATTCATAAAATTGAACTATTTTTTTGTAAAATAGAGATAAGTATTAAATAACCAAACAAGAATTAAACAAACAAACCAACAAAAGCAAAGCTGAAAACAAGAAAATGGACGCAAACAACAACCAAGACAACAACGAACAAATTAATATTTGCAAGGGGTGTGATTGTGATATTGCCAATGATGGATTCTGTTCTGAAGGGTGCAGATTCGGTGAATATTGTGGAGTATGGACCTGTAACAAATGTAAATTTAATTGTGTAGATGTTGAGTTTTGTCCCAACTGTTTACTTGATGGAAAGGAAGAAATTATATCAGAGTTGAATGCCTATAATAATGGAGACCAGACATTGGACTTATTGTGCGAGAATTTCTTTGAAAGTGATAATGTTCAAGACCAAAATACTATTAATTACCATTTACGAATCGCTGAAGAGGTCATTGGCATTGGAGATAAATATCAAGAATTAAAAAAAAGAGCAGAAAAAGAAAAGAAACAACACACCTGTGAGAGATGCGAAGGATGGACCTTGGAAGAGTGCCACATTATATCTGAAGACGGTATTGATAAGAGAGTATGCAAACAATGCGGAGAATGCGATGGATTTACTTGGGGAGAGGACGACGAAGACGAAGACGATGACGAGGACGAGGACGACGAAGACGAAGACGACGACGAAGACGACGAAGACGACGAAGACGACGAAGATGAAGACGATGAAGACGAAGACGAAGACGAATACCACATTGTAAGCATTAGTGCCAAAGAACAATCAGAGAATGATGCGTCTGCAAATATTTATGAGTCCGAAGACGAAGAGAGAAAATGTGTATGTTGTGGTGAATCCCACGAGATTGGACTTGCGACTGGACCGAACGGCGTTGAGAAGTATGTCTGCAAATATTGTGACATAGATGGCTCTAAATACAACGGCTGGGGTGATATTGAAAAAAAAATGACTTGGACCTTGGAAGAGTGCCACATTATATCTGAAGAAATCTTAAAATCAATCGATAGGGTGAATAAACAATCCATCCGCGTAGAACCAGTCCTTACAGAGAAACAACTTGCAAGAATCGAAAGAATCCGTGCGGAGAAAAAAGCAAAAAAACAACTGGAAGAGAACAACCCGGATATTATTGAGCCTGATGAGGTGGAGGAGTGCGACTCGATGCTTTGTAATGTCTGTAATACAGTTGAACCAATTTATAAATTTTATACGGGAGATAAAATAGAACAACCATGTAAATCCTGTTTTAAAGAGGAAGACGAGAGCGTCGCCAGCGAGGACGAGGACGAGGACGAGGACGAGAAGTGTATTTGCGAAAACTGTTGCGAAGCTTTTGTTGGAACCTACGAGGGATACTATGTTAGTAAGGATAATAAAACAATGAGAGTCTGTAGATGTTGCAAAAATGAATATGTTATGATGGGTTGGATTGGAATTAAGGTAAGTCACAGGTAAGCCCACAGGTAAGTATATATTATTGTTTTTTTTTCTAATTTACTCCAAAACGCCTCATAAATGCCTGATGGTTTGTCTCCAGAGATGTAGAATCCCCCCAACTTAAATAGCGACTTAATGTTGCAGCCGAATAAGGGTCTTTCCAATTTTCATTTACTTTGTGCCTTGCTATGTAGGCTTCTCTTTTTGCCTTGTCTCCATGGTCTATGTAGGTGCGTCCTCCTTTTGAACCAAAATGCACTGTTTTTCCATTACTAAATGTAACCATATAGCGTTTTCCTGCTCGGGTTGATGGTATGATTTTCATTATACAGTGTATAATGAAAAGAAAAGGGGTTCAATGGGATATATCCCCTTCATCTAAATCATCGATAATCAAATACTCAACCAATTGTAATGCTATTTTATGGACGTGCTCCTCTATCTTACAGAGAGCGGATTTTAATGCGTAAAAGGAAGGAAACGCCCCTACAGATACCCCTAATGCATTACAGATAAATTTCTCATCTTTGAAAAGTAACTTATCCGACATTAATTCTACGAAATCCTCCAAGTATTTTGTAGCCTCTATTTTATTATACTCTTTCCATTCTTTCGAATCTTGCATCACATATATTTTCATTCTTGAGGTCTGTTTGTTGCTTACTTGAATGGGGTAGTTAAATTTGTTATTTCCACTCATTTTATTAAAATGCCTAATTATATTTGCAAGTGTGCCAGAGACTGAACCATTATTTAGTATCGATTCGTAATCCGCTTTCTCTGGTATGAATGCTTTTCTTAATTCCATAATACCAATTGCGTCTTTACATTTATCAAGGTGGGTTTTTATAGAAAAAGCCGGTTTTTTTTGGTTTGTCAACAATGCTAATTGTTGCCTTAGCATTAGCAGTTCGTGGTCTTTTTTCATATCATCGATTTGCCTTTGAAATACTTCTGCTTGTTTTTGTAGGGCGGTTTTCGAATCAATAGAGGTGTTTGTAGTGAATTCCATTTTATATATACTATAGATATACTTTATTTATATCCTTTTTCCTAAAGATATATAAAAGGTATGGAAATATATATAAACCTTTACTTTTGCAAAATTCGTTCATTTTCGATTAAAAAACACCTACAATGTAGTAGTCCGGTTTAGAGTCCGGTTTACAAGAATAATAGTAATTTGATGTATAATAATGGTATTGGATTGGTATTGTTTAGGTATAATACTATAATTAAATAGACTAAAAGATAAAAGACTATAAGAAATGTTAAAAACAAGAGTGTTGACTTTTGATAAAATCGTGCAGTTATAACTGCACGATTTTCCCCCTAAGTCGATTGTATGTTTTGGGGTCCAACTTATAGTCTTTTATCTTTTGGTTTATCTTTAGGAAAAAGGTATAAAAAGAATATGTTTATAGTATATATAAAATGAATACAACCGAAAACTACATATGCCACTACAAGGACCTCGATTCTGATGAAGGGTGGAATTACGTAAATGAAATCCAAGTTATGCCCACTAATATGGACTATTATAGAGAGTATAAAGCTTTGCAAGACAAAATCGATGCAAAATGGCTTGAAAATCCAAAATTTGTTTTAAAACCTATTACAATCGAAAAACTAACTACATTAAAACAAAAATTCTTAATTAATGACGGATTAACTAACCTACAAAGGGCTAAAAATCGTAAGGAAAAGGAGTATCAAAAAGAATATCAAAAATCACATTTTGAAAAAATCAAAAATGATAGACAGCATTGTGATTGTTGTGATATCGAAGTATTAACTTATAGATGGGCTAAGCATATAGTAACAGCAAAACACCGTAAAAATTTGGGTTTTGATGTATAATTTTTATAAAATTGAACTTTTTATAAAAATAGTATAAATAAGTAATAATAAAATGGACGGATTAACAGATAAACAGCGTAGGAGCAAAGAATACCAAAAAGAATATCAGAAAAACTATAGAAAACCATATTTTCAAAAAACGAAAGGTATAAGACAACATTGTGATTGTTGTAATATCGAAGTATTAAAATATACTTGGGCTAAGCATATAGTAACAGCAAAACACCGTAAAAATTTGGGTTTTAATGTAAATCCTAATTTAGATTTAGATTTACTAACACCTATTGATGATGATGATTTATAATTTATATCAACTAATTAATTGAAATAAAATGAGAGGAGTAAAAATGCAAGAAGTGTCTTTCGGCTATATATTCTCTAAACATAATAATTATACCATATTTATTTTGAGGCGTAATATTCGGCTTTGCACTTGGCATCTCGCATGGCTTGTCCGTATTTCATACCGTGTTTAGCGGCATAGGCTTTTAGGTGCATTATCCATTTAGACATTGTTATATTATCTCTAAAGAAAGAAAACCGTCGTTCAAAGTTTGATGCGTTATTTTCTTTTTATATCGTTTTCAATTGTTTGAATCCGGGCCTTACTATTCAAAAATCAGCTGTCTCCCATCGAGGAGTTTCATACGCCAACAGAACCAAGCCGTTTTATGTGGTGGAGACCCCATTTTTACGTCTTCATAATCGGTAATGAAATCGGTTCTTTTTTTAGGAATAATGATTTGGAATTCGGTGGAGTTCATAAGCTCTGATATGTATTTTCTCTCTAATGTTTCAAGTGGGATATACAATGCAAATGGTTTACCGAGTAAAATGCATCGTTGGAATACCTCTTGCTTACAACTGTAGGGCGGATTATCAACCAAAACGTCCCATTCTTTTGGTTCGTAGTTGAAAAAGTCTTCATTAACGTGAATGAATTTGGTGCCGTGGTGTTTTTCGACAAATGCGGAGCACGTGCCTTTGCAGTAAAAAGGTAACCAGATTCGGCTGTCTCTGTTTTTATAAATTGAAAAGAATAACTTCCACACGTGTTCGGGGGTTTCGTAATTGTCCCTACCAACCTTCGTCTTATTGTTAAAATATGAAATCATTATATGATTAACTAAGATTTCATTATCTCTAAATAAAGTTTGAATTTATATTTAGTAATAAAAAAATATCGTTTAATCATATAAAATGGATTTGAGCGATGTTATAAAAGACAAACGACCCAATTTGTCTGCAAGTAGTCTAAAAACGTATAAATCGATATTGATGAATTTATATAGAAAATGCTATCCTGCAGACGATGAAATTATTCTCAAAAAGTTTGAAAATACTGAATCAATTTTAAACCATTTGAGAGAGGTGCCATATAACAAACGGAAAACGACACTCGCCGCTCTCGTGGTTCTTACAGGTAACTTGGAGTATACCAAATTGATGAACGATGACATTCACGAGTATAACAAAAATAAGGTCCTACAAAAGCAAGATGGTAAGTTTGACAATATGTTGACAACGAAAGATGTAGAGGATATTTTCAAAAAAACAGAGAACGACGCGAAGCATCTGTTTAAGTCTACAACACATAGTATGGCTGATTTGCAAAAAATCCAAAATTATGTGTTATTGGCTTTGACGTCCGGTTTATTTCAAGCCCCGAGGAGGAGTCTTGATTGGGTTATGAAATTTCGAAATTTCGATGTAGACAAGGATAATTACGTCGATATTAAACGAAAAGAGTTTGTTTTCAATGTGTTTAAGACTCGAAAAGATAAGGGCCAACAGAGAATAGAAATATCAAAACCGCTATTGGCTATTTTGAAGAAATGGGTCGCTGTTTTACCTACAGATATGGATTACTTATTATTTGATGGTAAAAAGAATGTTATTTCGCCGAGCCAGATAACCCATAGACTTAACAGTATTTTTAAAAAAAACATATCTACATCAATGCTGAGGCATATATATTTGACGTCGCGGTTCTCGACTATTAATTTGAAAGAATTGATAGATACCTCTGAGGCTATGGGGAATTCTCCACTACAGGCTCTGGAGTATGTAAAGCGATAAATGCTTGGTGGCTTTTGGTTTTATCGTGCATATTTTTTCCTGTGCGGTAATATAATCCGCCACATGCACACGTTAGCTTGTTTGCATTGATTCGTGCGTTATTAATTGGATTTCTAATGGCGTTTTCGATATTTTTTTCCTCTTTTTTTTCCTCTGGAGAGACGTAGGCTCTATTTACATTAAGATTCGCGTTATATTGGTTCATCCAGTATTGTTCTCTAATTCTGGACTGCAAAGTAGTATCACACTCGAACTCTTCGATTGGTGCCATATAACTGTTATTCCAGCCACCATTTTCTCTGATAATTTGGTAAACCATCCAATGATTGTGTTTATTGTTTTCATTCATACATGAATGTCTATGGCTTACTTTTCTTTGCTTGAAATCCTTGGTGCTTCCAATGTAAATACAGTCAAGAATTTGGATTTTGTAAATTATGAATACGGGCATCTCTATTTTATATACTATAGATATACTTTTTTATATTGTTTTAATACTTATTCTATTTTTCCTAAATCAGATAGAATGGACCTCTCAGATTCTGGGATATTTTTTTTGAAATACCAAACAAGAAAATCATGCCAATAGCTGATTATTAGAGAAAAGAAGGACATTATAACATAATGATATGTTATAAAGCAAAGGAGGGATTGGTTTCCTTAATTATACCCAGAAAGTCTCAATAGGTTTATCGAACTTTTTCGCCATAGGGATAGTAATGGCAAGTTGTTGTTTTTTCGCCATCTCTTTGGTAAGCGGTTTATTAGAGAAGTTTTTCTTTCCATCGGTGACAACGAAACCGCCTTTTACTTTTTTGATTTTGTAGGGCATTATATATAGTAATTAGATAATAATTGAGAGCCAAAAGACATATTCAAAAAAATATGCAAAACCATATTTTGCTAAAATCATTTGAACCAGATTGAAAACAGAGATATTCATAATAAAATCGATGGTTGTAATAATTTTG